TACGTTACTTCTTACATCCGTATCAAAGTATGATTCTGTTATCTTTTCCGAAGTCGTTTTTACGTCAAACAAAAAGTATGAAAGTCCGCCGATGCTATTTTTCCACCGCAGATAAATTTTCTTGTGACTAACAAGGTCATCAAATTTCACAGGAACTTGGATAAATTTATAATAGTACGGTACTCCTACCGGATAATATAAATTAGGATTTAACGGCATGAATGACCCATTAACACAATCTTCCTTTGTGGAAAGGAAACTTACGATGTCAATACCACCGTCAATTCCAAAATCTATTTCATATTTATCACCGTTAATCATAATCCCTAACTTCCTTTCTTCTATTAAAGGAATATCTACACCCGGAGTTCCGGGCTCTCCTGGCTGATCAGGCTCGTTGGGGTCTTCTGGTTCTTTTGGGTCGTCAACACCTGGGTCATCTCCTTTTGGGTCGTCTAACTCTAAATTGGCATCTTTTCCGTCCAAAGTTCCGGGTTCGTTAGTGTCGCCAGGGTCATCTGGGCTCGTAACAGATACTAAACCTGAATTAAAATATGTAAGTAAAAAGGGAACATTCCTAAATATCCTTATTTTCCTGTTTCTCGTCAATAAACCATAAAATAGATTATCCGAATAATCATAATTTCTAATTTTCCAAACATAGTTTTCCGGTATAACTCCATAGCAACAAACAAAAGAAAATTGTATCGGGCGACCTTGAATTGTATATGAAATAGTTACATCTACTTTCAAATGATTGTGCCGCCACTTTGAACTTATACCATTCGCTACTCCTTCTTTCTCTTGTCTGTAATTCAACTCAAAAGCCTCTTTAAGTATTGGCGACAAATCAGTTTTCACATTCTTATTTATATCAACGTAATGATAAATTGTTTTTTCGTAGATAACGGTTAGTGGGTTATCATACCCATAACATTTGATATTTATAATTATCTTATTCCCAATAGTATTATTGGTCATCCGTAATGGCATCGGGGATAATGCAAACTCCATCTGTTCTGTCATATAGGTATTTGTACTCATAAAAATTTGTTTAAGTCGTTAATAATAAATTCGTTTAATTCTAATTCTACTCTATCCTTTATCTTCTCTATTGCTGTCTCTACGTCATCGGTGTAAATATCCGTTCTGCCGCCGTCTCTGTAAGTTTTAGTTCCCTCTGTTCTTATCTTGTATGCTACTGCGCCAGCAAACGCATTATAACCTCTCTCTTGTGGTGTGTATTTCGGTTTCCATTTTTCGCTCTCTCTCCTTACATATTCAATCGGTGTAATGTTCAGGTGTTTATCTATTGCCCACTGTTTAACAGTATCGGTAAACTGAAACGGCACTTTGCCGGGTCCGCGACCATGTTCCGTATAATAGATGTATGGATTACCTAACAACTCTCCACCGTCATCGGTCTGCTGAATTTCCAACGATGCCTCCAAACGTCCGCTTGCATTGATAACTTTCGCAGTCAAATTAGCAGAAATCTTGTCTTTGAGTTGCCCCAACTCATCAATCACTATATCTTTTAGCAAGTCTAATATTTCCATCGCATTCTTCAATTATATCTTTGAATAAACAGGTAAATTCTAACACAAGACAATAATCGGCTGTTGTTCGCCTGTACCAACGTATAGTATTGTTCACGTCTCCCAATCGTTCTCTCTCAAATGCCGCTTTCAATTTTAGAAATATTGATAACATTTCATTCTCAATCTGTTCTTCTATCAACCCCTCTTTGTCATCTTCTTTTTTCCTAACTGTTTGCAAAATGATAAAGGTTTCATTCGTTGAAATGTTGTTAGTGTATTTGTTTCCCGCGCCTATCGTGTCGCTGTGTCTCGGCAGCCTTAATAATGCGGGATATTCCATAACCTTTTCTACATGGTTAATGGAATTATAGGCGTAGTACTTAATCTCCGGTATAGCCTCAATAATCTGTTTTAATTTTTCGTTTACCGTCATTTTAATTTGTTTAAGTTTCGTTGATATTTAGATGTTTCTACTTCAATTCTTAATGCTGTGAACACTGCTATATCTTTCCAATTTTCAATCTGTTCGTGGGTATATGCACCGTTGTATCTACGCACAAGGGCATCAATGATTCCGAAGTCTCCAAAGTTTAATTTTCTTATTCCTGCTGATACCTCTTTCCGCGTGTATGATATTGCTAACATCTCATCTCTTTTATTTCTCTTTGCAAGGTCATCAACTACCAACTTAATGAAAGGATATGTTTTTTTTATCTTTGTGTGCATAAGGATAAAATGCGGGATGCTCGTTAGTTCTCTATATATGTTAAATATGTTTCCTTTCTTAATTTCGTCAATTAGTTTCGCTCTTTGTCTGAAAGTCATCCGTATTAGGTCGGTGTTAATCTTCCAAAACAGTATTCTTTTTGGTGGTTTTTCAGCAATAGAATTGATAACCCTTTCCGGTTTGAATGGTAGTTTTAAGAATTTATAAGTTGAATAGTTTTTGTAGTTCATAGTTTTATCCTAATTTTACTCGTTTAATTTTGTTGCTATGCAATACGTTAGTTTTGTACCAATACCGCGCAGCATCTATACCGTGATTATTCTTGTCTTCTGGTTGGTTTAATATCTTACCTGTTTTATCTTCAAGGAATTTATAGTTTTTAAACTCGTTAATCAGGTTGGTTGATTTTTTAGTTACAAATATTTCGTATTGGCTCATCTCTGTAACTTCATATTCAACACTTCCTTTTATTACTTTTTTGATATTTATACCGCCGTTGTAAATTTCAGAAATAAGTCGTGGGTCTGCGCTGTCGGCAACCACCGGAAGTCTGTATGATTTTATTTCTCTAATGATATCCTTGCTGTACATTTCTGTTCTGTAAAATATCTCATCAAAATATAACGCCTCATCTAACTGTCCGCAGTGTATAGCGGCTGATGGGTCGTTGCTGAATCCAAAATCTAAACCAATACCTTTATTGTAAAGTTTTTCGGGCAGTTGGTCAATGATGGTTATTTTTTTGAAAATTATACTTTCTTTAATTCCGTGTTTCCCTAATCCATATATAAGCCACTTATTGCGCCAATAATAGTTTTTTATATTCTCTTTAATGTCGTAATTTTCTAATGAGGAATTAAAATACGCTCGTGTTTTATAACTCTCTATTTCTTGTCTTTCTTCTTTTGACAAATATTCGTTGTCCTTATAAGTGAGTATTATTTTCTCTGCTCGCGGGTCATCTTTTAAGTATTCATCAACCCAAAATTCAACGGTCGGATTATAGTCAATATAAATCACCTTTGCGCGTGCCGCAATCTCTCTAAATGTTTCGTAGTTTGTTTTGTCTGCTTCATTGAGAAATAAAATATCGCACCTTACCCCTTTTCCTACGTCCTCTCTATCCAGTCCGATGAAACGAATATTTGAGCCATTTTTGAAACGGTACAGGCTTTCGCTCGGAAACTCCTTTTTTTCAAATAAGCGCAAATCTTTCATTATCCTTTTGAAGTCTTTTATCACGCTCATTCTCATTTTTGAGTACTCCGCCGAACAAATTATTATCTCTCTTGGTTTATCTTTTCTCGTTGCGCCGTTAATACACATAAGAAGAATACCAAAAGTCTTCCCTGCACCTTGCCCACCCTGCACAATGCGGAATTTACTTTTTAACTCCGTTATTCGCTTAATTGCTGTTGTCGTCTGTATCATCTTCTATTGTGTCAAAACTAAATATTGGTTGGTAATTATAGTTTTCATTCTCTGTTTTAATAGGAGCATTCCATTCAGTCATTTTCCTATTTCTTAACCACGCCATTGCTGCACCAACATCAGGCGGAACAGTCTTTGTTATTTTCTTTATAAAAACTACCTGACCCGTTGAACCATCTTGATTTATTTTAACTTCATTTGTAGTTTCCTCATATTCAAAACCACACGCACGTTTAAAAAGCGCATTCTCAACCTTTAAATCTGCTTCACATCTTCCCTCTTTTAGAAGTTCGTAAAATTCAACATGCGTTTTCTTTATAGCATGAAATGTTGTTTTTTTACACCCAATAATTTTAATTAAATCTTCAACCGTTGCACCATTTCTACACGATGCCGATATTATATCCTCTCTGCCCTTTATCCATTTTTCATATAAATTTTCCTTAGGTCTTCCTTCGTTTTTCATCTGTAATGTCTTGTTTCTCAGTATCTAAATGCAATTTTACTATTTCAATCATACGAGCGAATGCTACCGCATTATTTTTAATATTTTCCGTTTTTTTTATTTTTCTCAATGCTTCCGCGAACCTGTCAAATGTATTCTTATCAACTACACGAACAACATCATCTTGTTTGAATGAAATTGAATTTTCAATATCCTGTATTAATTCATCATATTTTTCTTCTTCGCCTGAACAAAAAAGTAAAATAAACTGTTTAAAATTTCCGATATGAAAATTAAGAGATGTATAAGCAATCTTTTCAATTTCACTATTTAATCCTGTTGCGATTTTTTGCTCAATTTGTCTAATTTCATTAAACAATTCAAGTAAAATAATCTTGTCATCTTTACCGACCAAAGAATTATGTGATATTTGCTTTTGTATTATTTCGTCTCTATCCTTTGGAGTAATAACAAAAATCATTATATATTCTAATCCTGCCTGTTTTGCCGCACTAACTCTATGATGACCTGATATGATATGGTATTTATTGTTTTTCTTGTCTTCTTCTGTTTGATAACACAATGGTATGCTTTCTAATCTTCCATCCGTTTTAATATTATTAACAAGTTGCTGAAAAACTTCAGGGGTGAAATATCTGGCATTCTTTTCCTGTTCTACACAGTCCGAAGGAGCAACAATATTTATTTCAGGTAATCCTAATTCCTTTGTTTGTTTATTTAATTCTAATAAATTTTTTCTTAAATTTTCCATTTTTTATAAATTGTGCTTATTTTATTTCGTTTCTATACTTTAATAACCACTCCTTTAACGCCTCTTTATATGTTTGGAAATGCTTTTTACTGTGATAAATAAGTATATTTCTATAGTCTGAATTTTTATTTTTTTTCCTTTCTGTCATTTCAAAAAGCCCTCTGTATTTCATTGAAACTGCATCGTTGGTAAAAACTCTCGTGGTAAATCCTATATGGTCCCACATCGTAATATCATTAATGGTCTTTAACATTTCTTTTGTACAACACAAATACAAAATTAATTTTGATAATCTTTTGTATTTTGAAAATGGAGTAACCGGATCTGAAAAAATTACTGCATAGTCGCTACCAAATTTCATACCTGATTCTATTTGCAAAACTCCTACTAATTTTTTATTAATAAATACTAAAAAAGAATATCCGGCATTACTCATTTGCGCTTTCTTTACCCATAACATTCTGTAATGGTTTCCTACTTTGGATGGATATAAAACAACATCAATTTCTGACTTCTCACTTATTTCATCATCCTTGTCGAAAATTTTTATATTTTTTACATCCTCTTTTAATGGTTCAAAGCATCCTACAAAACTTTTAGTATTAATATTTGAATAAATACAATAAGCATGATTCCATTTATACTGATAATGAAAAACTTTCTCCATACATTTTGGAATATCTAAATCCTCTCCATTGGTCCGCCAATAAATAATCGCTCCTTTATCATTCATTTCATTAATCTGCGCAAATTTTAAATCATTTGTTATCTGTGTATATGAAACTTCATCATATATTAAACACTTATTTAAAGCATTAAACATCTTTTCATAATCGCCAAGTAGAACAGGTGGATCATAAAACACAAAATCATTTTCTTTTACATCTTTTAACAGTTCGCACGCATCTATCCCATAGAATTTGAATTTTGATGTTTCTTTGAATTTGTTAAGACTAATTAATACTTTCTTAAAATATTTCTCTACATTTATTTGAGCATCATTATATTGGTTTTGATAATACTTTATTTTATCCCTCTTTAAATACGCCTTTGCTATTTCAGAAAATAAAATAACTATCGCCGCTTTTTCAATAGGATCGTTTTTGTCTGCCAAAAAAGGAAAATCATTTTTAATTTCATCTGTTAGTTCAAATTTAAAATCTATATCATTTACCCCCAATCCTATAGCCCGACTGTATATAGAAACATCTGTACTAAATACTTCTGCATTTGGACACGCCAACATTGCTATTTGTTCACAGATAAAGTTGCCCGCAAATGGTATAAATACTCTCTTTGGGGCAATCCTCTTTAATTCTTTATAAAGATACTGTGAAACTATTTGGGGGGTGGTTCCGAAAAACATAACTCTTCTTGTGTTTGTGTATATTTTTGTTTTCTTTGCATATTTCCAAGTTCTATTATTTCTCCGGCAACTTCAAATAACCACTCTGCTACTAATTTTCGATGACAAAACTCACCTTCTCTTTCATAACACAGCAAAACTATCTTACTTCCTAATTTATTCAACTCATTCAAAACATCCATTTTATCAATCCTTGAAAGTATTTGTGTATATTTCTTACGATAATCATCTTCATTCATTGAAAGCATATCGTGCGTAGGTGCTAATTTTGTAAATGTTACTCCGGTATAATTCTTTATCGGATAACGTGCTATTGAAACAGGGATATAGCCTGCTTTTTTGTACTTTTCTAAATTTGAGAAATTTCCTGTTGCTATCATAATTTATAATAAGTAATGAGTTGCGAAAATATGTATTTTACTAATATGTTCGGCAAAAAAATGAATTTATTTATTTGATTATCAAATTTTTATATATTTGCATTTCTATAACTCAAATTTGTAAAAATTAGACAATAGAATAATAATCGTAAGAGGATATAATAATACTATCAAGGAGTTTAATATCAAAGAGGCTCGCTGCATCTTTAATTCTTTTTGTCATTGCAATATCTTGCTCTGACGGATAACAGTCTCCGCTTGGGTGGTTGTGTATAACGATTAATCCTGTTGCGTTTTGCAGTAGTGCGCTTTGTAAAATCTGGCGAATGTTTATCAAACAATTTATTGTCGTGCCCTCTGATACTTTGCAAACGGATAAAACTTTTCCACTTTGATTTAAGTATACGGAATAAAACAACTCTTTGTAATCAATATTTTTCTTCATATCTTCAACTTCTATGATAATCTTAACGGCATCAATGGTTGATTCTATTTTAGGTCTCTGCATTAAGTTCGGCGAGTGTCTGTATGTTATCTCAACCTCTGCTACATCATAAAGATTGTGTTCGTTCATAAGTTTGATTTTATGCCTTAAAAATTATAAATAATATACTGCTTTATCTACTTTCTCTCTATACTCCGCATCGGTTTGTCCTGCGGGGCGTTCAATCAAAGTGTCTAACAAGTGTCCTAATTCTTCACAAAACACATCTTTAATTATCTCTTTCGGCGTCATATCTCTTTTGAAAGTAGTTACTTCGTAAAGGTCTGCACCCTCGTTTAACAATATAAATACCCACCCTTTGTGGATAAATCCGTTCACTTTAAGCGCAAGTCCTTCCATTTCTCTATATTTTGTCGGAGTCATCTTTGATATTCCCCAACTACCTATCACGTTCTGCGGAGTAGTTGCTTTTATCTGTTCAAAAATTATTTGTGCTGTTGTCATAACGTTTAAATCTTTTCTAATGTAACTTTTAAATATCCGGCTTGGCGACCTCTGAATTTTGCCTCCGCTTTGTCCTCAATATCAATGCTACATTCGCCAACTTCCCTTATCCAACAAGCGTTAGGAAAGCAATCAATCGCTGCATAGAAGTAGGAGTTTTCAAAGCGTGCACGAATAGCAACAATAACGCTATCTGCGCTGTCAATTTTATCGCAAAATTGAAATATTTTGTTCTCTGTAAGTTCAAAAATGTTTCTTTCTTTTGTTGTCATATTTTGCACGGTTGCTGCCCGCGTGCCATTCAGGGTCTTAATGGTTATTAACGAACCGAAAAGCCGGCTGTTCTTAAATTTTCTATTGCATCATTATATTCGCTTTCCGATAAATAAGGCGTTAGCCACACATTACCATAACCGCATTGTTCCTTACCCTTTGCGGCTTTTTTGGTTAATTGTCCGTATCTAATATAATACGGCTTTGATAGTTGGGGATTTACCCGCTCTCCGATGTAATAATTTAGATTTTTCATAATGGTATTTTTAAGGGTTAATAAATAATTTCAATTTCATCTTTATCTATTCCGTACATCTCCATTGTACTTAGCAATATATCTTCTAACTCATCTGATAGAGTGTCGTATAGAGTGCTGTTATAAGACTGTTCAGATTCATCATCATATTCCCAAGTTGTAGAATTGATTTGCTTAAACTCGGATAAAAAATTGCAATCGTTAAACATGTGTTCAACTTTAGATTGTTCTGATAATGTTGTTGTTACTGTCATTTTGTTTGATTTTAATTGTTTGTTTTTAATTTTCTTCTGTAAAGATACATTTTTATTTAATATAAAAACAAAATTAAGAAAATTTTTTCTTATTGATTATTAAGTAATTAGGAAAATAATTTTTAAAAAAGCACTTTTTTCTCAAAAAATCATCATTTTTTTGGAAGTTTTTTGCTGGTTTTCAGCAATTAAAAAAATAAATTCTAATCTAAATAGTTACTAATCAATACGATTATTCATGTCGCGCTGGTGTTTTTCCCTCACTGCAATATCCACATAAAGCGCAGGGTCGTACACTTCCGAAAGTATTTGAGCGACATCAATACTTAACCGGAAACCACAGTATTTTTTAGGAGTATAATTACGTTCCGCTGAGCGTGGGCGTTTGCCCTGTCTCTCTCTTTTTCCGCCACTGCCTTTTTTACGTTCTTTTTTTTCTCTCGCTATTTCAATTTTTTCTTCAATGATTTTTTGTTTCTCGATCTGTTTGTAATAATTCTCATCAAACTCCTCTCCATAATGTAAAACGTAATAATCTTTAATCACTATCAAAAATTCTTTATATGAATATCTACCGGCACCACGATACGATAAAAATTTCTTTTCCGTTAATTCTTCGGCAAATTTAACATCATTATTATTGTCAATGTTATTTAATACATTAAGTAGTCTTTCGGATAATACATTTGTACTGTTCTCAACGTATTTAATGAAATCTTTTAGTTTGGTTTTCATATTTTTTTATTGTGGCAAAAATATAATTTATTTATTTGTCTTTTGTCTTAGGTTTAAATTCGCAACATTTTCTTACATACTTTTTCCCTTGATAAAAAAGATAATCGCATTTATAATGTTTACAATTTTTGCAGGTATGTTTATTTCTCATATTTTAACTGTTTAATTTTTCAATAAAATTCTCTACACAATGACATTCAACCCCCATACAATCAGATTCGTCTGCTATACAATAACCATCCTCGTTTAGTAAGCAATTTTTTATATAAGAATCTATCGCCTTTTGTTTTATATTAAAAATTAGTCTCGGTTGTGCTAAATTTACCTCTAAATCGAGTGTTGCCTCTAATCCTGCTATTTTTTCATTTAGTTCGGCAACCTCTTTTTCGTGCTGCTCTGTGAGTTCCTGCTCGGCGAGTTCAACGGCTCTTATAGAAATTTTTACTCCTTTCATAAAAATACAAGGTAACGTGTAGCATTTCTGACATCTTTTCATTAAACCATAGTGATGACACAAGTCTTCTGA